ACCAATGATCCTGCATGGGTTCCTCAAACTGATATAATAAATGGTGATGATGCTTCAATTTATTTAGCAAGTACACAAAAAATTCCATTACAATCTAAAGCAGTTGAAATTAACCAATACTATAGCTATCCAGATAATGCTAAACCTACAGCCCCAGATCAATATGCTGGAAAGCAAATTATTTTAAATTCTGGTCGATTAGTATTCAACACAACACAAGATCATTTATTATTTTCTTCTCAAAAATCTATAGGATTTACAGCAGTTGAATCTATAAATTTTGATACAACGGGTCCTATAACTCTACAAGGAAATGATGTTTATTTAGGATCTAAAAATGCTACTCAACAAGTTTTATATGGTAATGATACTGTAAATGTACTTAGTGATATTCTTAACGAATTAATCACTTTAACCCAAAACTTATCACTTCAGACTACCTTAACCCCAGGTGTTCCTTTAGAACCTACAAGAAGTGCAGCTCAAGTAAGTAATATAGCATTTAGAAGCATACAAGGACGTTTACAAACATTATTATCTAATTCTGTACGAACTATATAATGGCAACTCCTTCTCAAATAGAAAATGAAAGACAGCGACGTGCTTCTTTAACTAATTCTAATAATGAATTAGCTAAATCGCAAAGTCTGCCCGCTAATTTAATAGAAAATGCTGTACCTAATAATTTAAAACTTAAAGGTCAAGCAGCTTTAGGAAAACGTGTTTTAGATTTAGGACAAAAAGCTATTACTTTAGTTCTTCCTAAATTACAATCTTTATCCCAAGAACTTAACCTTCCAGAATTTAATACAGCTGAAGGTGAAGGTTTAGATCCTAATGTTTTAAAAGAAAGATTTTGTCCTACCCCTGCTAGATTAGCTCAATTAGTAGCAACTAGAGATAATATTGTTGGAGTATTAACGAGATTAAATACACAATTTGGTACTCTTAATAATTCAATTACTACTTTATCTCAAATTACAAACGGATTAAATACAGCTCTTAGAGTTGCTTCTGGTGTTGAAACTGCAACTATTGTTTCAACTGCAACTGGACTTTTACCTGCACCTGTTTTAGGACCTGCAGTTTCTACTTTAGATTTAGTTCAAAAGCAAATTAGAGTTTTTCAACCTAAAGTTGAAAAGGCACAAAGTACATTAAGTGCTGTAAATATTCCATTAACAATCACTGTTAATGTATTTACTCAAATTATCAATTTACTTCAACAATTTGATAAACTTATTTTATTATGTAACCCTAATGTAACTCTTTCAGAATTACCCAATTTACCAGTTGAAACAACCACCCCAGACAACACATATCAAGGTTTTACTTTTCAAATTGAAACTGTAGCATTTAGTCCAACTATTAATCAGTTAAGAGCTTTAGCACTAAATCAATTTGGTATCCCTGTACTTGAATCAGAACTTTCATTTACAACAAATCCACAAACTTTAATAAATGAATTAAAATTCATAATTGACAGAGATAATTTAAAAGCTTATTAAATTTAATATTTATTATTATGAAGTCGACCGATTTTAAAAAAATAATCAAAGAAGCAGTAAAAGAAGCTATTCAAGAGGAACTAAAAGATATCCTTTTGGAAGCAGTTCGTGCACCTAAACTAACTCTAGAAGGTACTCCTGTTGGAGTAGGCGGAATGGGGGTAACAAATTCTCCCGTTATCACACAACCTTCAGCTACATCAGCACTTGAAAAAAGAGCTATGATGGAAAGTATTATTGGAGATATGCGAAGAGGACAAGATACAATTTCTATGACTACTGCTAACCTAAATTCTTTTCAAGTACCTCAAGGTATAAACACAACTGCTGAAGGTTCATCTTTACCTCAGGGTACTGTAGGATTAGACCAAATTATGGCCTTAATGAATAAATAATGGCATTCGGAGCAAGAAATATAGCCCCTATTGATTTAAAACCGAGATATGCGGTAGGGGTTAATCTTCCTCTTTCTGGAAATGCTGTATTTACCTCTAACTATACTACAAGAGAGGCAACAAAATATAATTTAATTAATTTTTTCTTAACTAATAAAGGAGAAAGACCATTAAATCCTAACTTTGGCTCAAATTTAAGATCAATAATTTTTGAGCAAATTACTAGTAGAACTTTAGATGGAGTTGAGGAAATGGTATCTGAAGAAATTAGAAGAAATTTTCCTAATGTTGTAATTGACGATCTAATAGTAAGTCAAAATACGGATTACAATACAATTTTAGTAACTATAACATACAATGTCTCAAATACTGATATAAGAGATACTATTAATCTTGAATTTGCATAATGGCAACTAATAGAAACATACAATATATAAACAAAGATTTTGGGCAGATAAGACAAGCTTTAATTAATTACAGCAAAACTTATTTCCCAACCACCTACAACGACTTTACAGAAGCATCACCAGGAATGATGTTTATGGAAATGGCAGCTTATGTAGGTGATGTAATTTCTTTCTATTTAGATAATCAAATCCAAGAAACTTATCTTCAATATACAAGAGAACCAGCTAATTTATTTAATTTAGCTTATATGTTAGGATATAAACCTAATGTTACGGGTGTAGCTACTTGTGATATAGATTTTTATCAACAACTCCCAGCCAATTCTGTTACAGGAAACCCAGATTGGTCTTACACTTTAGTTGTTGAGCAAAATTCAGTTGTCTCAGCTAATAATGATAGTAATATTAGCTTTTTAGTTCAAGACAAAGTAGATTTTTCAGTATCAAGTTCAAATAATCCAACAGAAATTAGTGTATTTACATACACAGGTACTCAACCTTCATACTATCTTTTAAAGAAAACAGCAAGAGGAATTTCAGCTACAATTAATACAACTACATTCTCTTTTGGCACTCCACAAGAATTTGCAACAGTTGTTATTAATGACGAACAACTTATTGGAATTTTAGATATATTTGATAGTGATGGTAACGAGTGGTATGAAGTACCTGCTTTAGCAGAAGATGCTATTTTTGATACTATTCAAAACACTCCACAAAATGACCCTAACTTTAGTGCTAATAATGCTCAAGTACCTTATCTACTAAGATTAAAAAAGGTTCCTAGAAGATTTAGTACTCGTTTTATTAATACTGGATCTCTTGAATTACAATTTGGTGCTGGCACTGCAAACGAAATTACTGAAGTTATAGTTCCTAACCCTGATAACGTAGGTTTAGGTTTACCATTTGAACAAAGTAAATTAACAACAGCATACTCTCCTACAAACTTTATGTTTAATAACACATATGGTTTGGCTCCTTCTAATACAACTTTAACTGTTAGATACTTAACAGGAGGTGGAGTTATAGCCAATGTCCCTTCAGGAGTATTAACTGTTTTAAATACTTCAAATGTTCAATTCTTAAACAATCTACCTAGCTCAGCAGCATCTCAAGCAAATATTATCTTTAATAGTGTTGCTGTAAATAATCCAAGAGCAGCTTCAGGTGGTCAAGATGGAGATAGTATTGAAGAAATTAGACAAAATACACTTGCAAACTTCTCTACTCAATTAAGAGCGGTAACTCCTGAAGATTATTTAGTTAGAGCTTTATCTTTACCTAGCATTTATGGTAGTATTTCTAAAGCATTTATTGAAAAAACTAAACTACAAAACATTCTCCCAGGAGAAATACCATCTACTTTAGACTTGTATGTTTTAACAAGTAATAACGATGGTACTTTAACTGTAGCTAGTGATGCTTTAAAACAAAATTTATCTACTTATTTAGCACAATACAGAATTATTGGAGATTCTGTAAACATTAAAGACGCATTTATTATCAACATAGGAGTTGATTTTGAAATACTTGTGTTACCTAATTACAACTCAAATGATGTTATTTTAGCATGTATAAATGCTTTAATTGAGAGATTTGCTATTAGAAACTGGCAGATAAATCAACCTATTATTTTAAGTGATCTTTATGTATTAATTAGTAATGTTCCTGGAGTTCAATCTATTAAAGATATAATTATATCTAATAAAGTAGGTACTTCTAACGGATATTCTCAATACGCATACGACATAAATGGAGCTACTGTAAATGGTGTTATATATCCTTCATTAGATCCAATGATTTTTGAAGTAAAATACCCAACAACTGATATTAAAGGAAGAATTGTAACATTATAAAATGGCAGTATATAAAATTTTCCCCGAAAAAGACGCTACGATTTATTCCCTATTCCCTAACATGAATACGGGATTAGATGAGATTTTAGATGCTACAAACCTTAATTTTGCTCTTAGTAGTAGTGCTCAAGTAGCTAGACTTTTAGTAAAATTCAACCAAGACCAAATTACCTCAGTTTTAGATGATTTAGTAGGTAACGCAGATTGGACTGCGAATTTTCAATTATTTATAGCTACTGCTCAAAGCATCAATCTAGATTATACTCTAGAAATATACCCAGCTTCAGGATCCTGGGGTATGGGTACAGGAAAATATTTAGATCAGCCTATTTCTACAGATGGTGTTTCTTGGAGATGGCAAAACTACGCAAATGGTCTTTTATGGCCTACAAGCATAGGTGGTCTTCAACCTTATACAACAGGCTCTTGGCAAACTAGCAACCCTGGTGGTGCAGTTTGGTATACTGGATCTGCAAATGGAATTCAATTACCTGTAACTCAAACATTTACTTACCATAGTGATAAAGACTTAAATGTTGGTGTTAAAGATATAGTAAGTGTATGGTATAGTAGTTCAAATTTTGTTAACCAAGGTTTCCTTGTAAAATGGGAAGATTCTATTGAATTTAATTCTGCAAAAGCAGTACAACCTGTACTTCAATACTACTCAGTAGATACACATACTATCTACCCACCAGTATTAGAATTTAAGTGGGATGATAGCACATGGAATATATCCGGTTCTAATAAGATTATAGTTCCTACAGACAACGTCTATGCATCAATCGCCAACAATGCTGGTACCTTCTATTCTAGCAGTATACAACGTTTTAGAGTGGATTGTAGACCTAAGTATCCTGAAATTGTATTCCAAACAGCTTCACTTTACACACAAAATTTCTATTTACCATCAGGATCATCTTTATATGCTATCAAAGATTTAGATACAAATGAATACGTAATTCCGTTTGATCCAGATTACACAAAATTAAGCGCAGACCAAGAATCAAGCTATTTCTTCCTTTATATGAACGGCTTGCAACCTGAAAGATATTACACTATATTACTTCAATATACTATTAGTGGTTCAACTATAGTACAAGATATGGAATATAATTTTAAAGTTGTTAACGGATGAGCCAAGAAAGAGTAAATCTTAATAAGCAGGTTTTTTCTAAAACTCAATATGAAAGAACCATTAACACTAGTTTTACGCAGTTAGTTACAACTACTGCTGAAACTGGTAGTGTTCTTCCTTCTGTTGATGAATTTTTCACTTATTATCAAGCTTTATTCTTCGATATTCCTAAATTTGGAGTTACAAACTCACACGAATATTTAATAAAAACTAGTCAAGAATATATTGGAGCATCAAATATTGTAGACGATCAAATCCAAGCTTTAATTGACGAGATTACAGATCTTAGACAAGAAAACTTAGATATACTACAACAATTAACTGATCTTCAAACCACTACATCTCAAAATGGCTGATCAAATAATACAAGTATTACCCGTAGATCCTAGAACCTTAGAGTTACAAACATATACTCTACAGGATGAATCCCTAATCAATAGTTCTCTTATTGATGGTAGATTTGGAGAATCTAATGATTATGTAGAATACTTTGTATTTTCCCTACAAAAAGATTTACTCTACCCAGTAGACACTCCCGCTATTTCTTTTACAGATTTTACTGTAACTGATGATCCTAATCTTCAAAACAAAGGGTATTATTCTACTATTAATATTGACCCGGTTGTAGATGCAGCTGAATATGGGTTTGGTGTTGGTGAATTTATAACAGTTTACAATTTTTTAAAGACTCGTTTAAGCTCTTCAATAGATAACAATTTTTTTATTTCTGAAATCAGTTCAGATAGAACAGAAATTAGATTAGATTCAAATACTATTCCTGATGTTGTTTTTATTCCTTTAGCAAGAGAATTAGAAGCAGAAATTAAAGCAAGTGTAGAATTTTACAAAGATTTTTACTTAGACTTTGGTTCAAATCAGTTAGTAATTGCAAACAATATTACAACAGATTTATCTGATCCTACAAATCCAACCATCCTCATTAAACTTTATGAGGCTCTACCTACTCAATTTCAAGTAAAGTCTACATGTTGGGTTGTAGAACAAGCAGCAGAATCTGTTGCTTACCAAATTTCTATTAGTCAAGTATTTGACTTACCTGATGATTTTATTAAAATCTCAGGCCCCAATACTAACTTAAATGTTAAAACTGAAATTAATAATTCAACAGATTATATTAATTTTTCATCTTTAACTCAAACCTCAGTATCAGGAGCATTTAATCAATTAGATAGTTTACTTGAAGAAAAAGGAATTGAAATAAATGTAGATTATTCAAGCTATAATAATTTTATCTATCTTTCTTCTGCTTACCAAAGACTATCTAATTTTCAGTATAAATTAGGATTATTAGAAGAATACCAAACTTCCCAATCTTTATTTACAAATATAACAGGATCAGTAGCAGGTTCAGCACCTGTTTCATCTTCTATAGCTATTTTAGCTTATCAAATTAATGATATTATTCGCAATTTTGATGGTTACGAATATTATCTATACTACGAATCTTCTTCTACAACATGGCCTAAACAAAATGGAAATCCTCCATACATTTTATACTCTACAACTTCGTCTGTTGGTATAAATTGGTTTAATTCTCAATCAATAGTTGCTCAAGAATACGATAAAAATAACGTTAATAACTTATTTTATGTTATTCCTGAGTTTGTTAGAGATGATAGCTTGAACGAGCCTTATGTTTTATTTACAAACATGGTTGGTCAAAGTTTTGACAATACCTGGCTTTATGTTAAAGATTTAGAAAATAGATACGATAACGATAATAGAATTAACTTTGGTATTTCAAAAGATCTTGTAGCAGATGCTTTAAGGTCATTTGGTATTAAACTTTACCAAAATAACTTTAGTTCTAACGATCTTTATATTGCTCTTTTAGGATATAATCCTGAAGGAGGATATTTACCTCCTACCGGCTCAGAGCTTATCACAAACTATGTTACTTCTTCTGCAGAACCTATTCCTCTAGAAGATGTAAACTATAGAACTTACAAAAGATTATACAACGCTTTACCACTTCTTTTAAAAAGAAAAGGTACAGTTGATGGTTTGAAAGCTCTTATTACAATTTATGGTATTCCTGATACAATTTTAAGAGTATCTGAATTTGGAGGTAAAGATAAAATTAATACAAATGATTGGGATCTATGGCAGCAAAAATTTAATTATGCCTATGATTTTTATCAAGATGGTGGTTGGGTAGGAACAGAATTCCAATTAAACAATGCTTGGACAACTCCTAACACAAACAAAAGACCTGAAACTGTTGCTTTAAGATTTAAAACAGCAGGTGTTCAATCTGCTAGACTTTATCCAAGCCAATCTATCTTTGTAACAGATCAAGGATCACTTTTATCCCTAGAATATTCAGGTTCAGTAAATGCTTCAGGTTCTTATAGTGGATCTATAATTAACCCATACAACGAATATGCTTTCTTAAAATTCTACCCAGATTTTAATGGAGACCCTACAACATTTGCAAGAGTATACTTACCTTTCTTTGATGGAGGTTGGTGGACTACAGCTGTTACTGTAGATGATAACTCTGGTAGATTTACTTTATATGCTGCTAACAACATCTATAATGGAGATGATGGCAGTCAAATAGGATTTTTACAATCTCATTCTGTAGTAGGAACTTTAGCTTCTTGGGATACTTCTATCTCAGCATCTTTAGGTAACAATTTTGGCTCTCCATTCTCAACACTTAGTATTTTCTCAGGATCTTTACAAGAAGTAAAATACTATACTAAAAAAATTGCTCCTGTAAGCTTTGAAAATATAACAATGAATCCTGATTCTATTGAAGCAGCATCTTGGGATGGTGCTCCTTTAGAACTAGCATTTAGAGCTTCTTTAGGTGGAGAATTATACACTAGCTCAGTTTCAATTCACCCTAAAGTTACAGGATCTTGGGTTGCTACATCCTCATTTGATAATAATAATAGTAACTTTTATATTGGAACTACTTCAAATTTTGTAGCAAATACAGAAACTATTTATATAGATCAACCAGTTGCTGGTATCAAAAATATAGTTTCTAACAAGATACACAACATAACTGAAATTTTACCTGCAGGGGATACTTTATCTCGCTACATTCAAATTCAACAAAATAGTCAAGAAGAAAATAATTATACAAACAATGTAAATTATGTTGAAGTAGCATTTTCTCCTCAAAATGAAATAAATGAGGATATTATGGATCAACTAGGATTCTTCAACATTGGAGAATTTATTGGTGACCCAAGACAACGCTTTAGCAGATCAGATACTTACCCAGACTTAGATAAATTAGCAAATAGCTATTTTGAAAAATATATAGGCAATTACAACTTTACAGACTACATAAGACTTATTAAATTCTTTGATAACTCTTTATTCAACATGGTTAAAGATTTTGTTCCTGCTAGAACAAGTCTTGCATCAGGTGTTGTTGTAAAACAAAACTTACTTGAAAGAAGTAAATACCCACAACCATTAGTTACTTCATCTTTATTTGACTATACCGGTTCTATTGAAATGGTATTTGTTACTGGTGGTGCCGGAGGTTCAACTAATAATTTAAATGGTTTAAGTACAAATCCATACTATATAGCTAATGGTTTATCCAATGTTTATGGTGTAACTCAAAGCTGGTCTGAAAGTATAATTAACCCTTATGGGCTAGATATCCAAATTCATTCCTCACAAGATGAATTTTATAATGGAGAATTTAGTGGTTCTTGGATTAATACTGATAATGGTGGTGAACTTAATTTACCAAATACTTTTAAACAAGTAGATACAACTCCTACTACTTATAATGTAAGCCTATATGGTGGAGATGGAGCAGGTGGTACTCCTACCTCTTCAGCTACATTTATTAGCTCAGTAGTACCTATAGCAGGGGAAGCTGCTTTTTGGAGTCAAAATCCAACCCCAAGTGGATTACCAGAAAAATTTCCTCCTTATATTCAATATGCTAAAATTAATAGTATTGATTTAGCAAGTGAAAGTAATAATTTAACTTTAGCAAATGTAGAATCTATTATTTGGAGAGGATTTACATTCTATCCAATTACAATTTCTCCTAGAGATGGTGGTAACTACTATTTCTTTGAATTTGCCCCTGGAAACTCAGCACAATACCTACTTTCAGATCCCCAAACTTTCTTAAACCAGTTACTTGTATTAAGTCCTAAAGTAACAGATGCTACTGGTCCTTTCCAAAACAACGATTATAATGCTACTTTCAATAATGCTATTGAAAATAGACCAAATACAAAACTTCAAGAAGTTGATTACGCTACTAGCCAAAACATTCCAGTTAATATTTTAGCTATTCTTTCAGGTTCAGCAGCTCCTGTTTCTGTACCTGATTCAAACTATACTTCTTTATGGTGGAATGAACCAAGATATTTAGGTAGTAAAAATACAACTGACAATCTTAATAGTACTTCACTTACTCAGTCATTTGTAGTTCAAAACTACCAAAATGATAACATTGGAGCTACAACTTTAGGTCAACCTTCAATTGATCTATTTAACACAAACATTTATGAATTTGCTTGGGGTGGTGGAACTTACCCACAAATTGCAACTGGTGGTGCTTTAAAACTTAGCCAAATTCTTAATGTTGACACAACAAGTTCAGTAGCTACTATATCTCCTCAAGATATATTCTTTTCATTCTCAGTACAGAGTAATTTACCACCAAACTCACAGCCACAAATTACTCAACGCACTACAACAGCTAACATACCAAATACAGCTCGCGTTTTAAGTTCTGAATTTGGTGTGCCTTCGGTTTCATCTTATTATATTCCTAGTGGTTCATCTTTATTTGGAGGAGCAGCTACAACAGGTTCATTTAGTACTTTATCATTATTTGGTGGATTCTTAACTAATCTTATAGCTATACCTGGTATAGACAATAATGGTTATGAATCAGCAATTGCTGCAGTTACAGGATCTACCCCTGCTACTATAACAAGCACAATTTCAGCTAGCCTATCAGCAGGAGAAAGATGGTTTGTTTCTATCTACTATAATTTAGGTACTACTGCTTCAGGAAGTTTAACATCTGTTAATGACACTTATGATGCTATAAATGGAGATGGTAGTTATGCTTATCCTTTAGAGTATAATGGTGTTTATGAAATTGATAGAGTTTCAGCAACTCATTCAAATGTACTTATACTTACTAAAGCTGTAAATGTAAATCTTGAAATGGGAGCTAATGCTTCTAGTTTAGCAACAAGCTATGCAGCTGCGGGCTGTCTGATTTGGAAAGCTATTACAGATGGAACTTTTGTAACATTCAATGGAACAACTCTTTCAGGAGTAGGTAAAGGGAACTTGATTACGCCAAATGCTAGCCCTACCATTAAGAGTGATTTAAATTCTATAGTAACAACTTCTGGTATATAAAAAACTAAAATTAATATATTTATAACAAAATCTAAAATATAAGATGGGATATTTAAATAACTCAGTCGTAACTGTTGATGCTATCCTAACGGACAAGGGTAGAGAGTTACTAGCAAAAAATGATGGTACATTCCGTATCACTCAATTTGCTTTATCTGATGACGAAATCGATTATACTCTTTACAACCCTAGCAACCCTTCAGGTTCAGCTTTCTATGGTCAAGCAATCGAAAACATGCCTCTTTTAGAAGCATTTCCTCTTGTAACTCAAGAAATGAAGTATGTGTTAACTACACTACCTCGTGGAAGTGCTAAGATGCCGGTACTTGACCTAGGATATTCCGCTATCACATTAAAACAAGGTGCTTCACTTGCTATTACACCTCAAACTCTAAACTATTTAGGTGGCTTAACCACAACCGAAACCAATGGTTATACCGCTACTATAAGTGATGTACGTGTATTAAGTACATTTAACGGGGTAGGTATTAATACACCAGATGCTATCGCACTAAACAGCACTACAACAATTGGAACTAACGTCTCTAAAACAGTGGTTGGTACTACAATCAACATGACAGCCACTACTGTGAATACTTTATTTGGTTCCAACAATATTTTACAAGCTACCTTAACTGTAGTAGGTAGAGATTCAGGAGCTCGCATTACAATCCCTGTAACAATTACTAAAACTTCAGCATAATTAAGATATGTCATTTAAAAGATTAAATCCAACAGATTTTTTAGTATCAGCAGATTCTGTAACTGCTCCTTGCTGGTCTAATGATATTAACACATTAACAGCTTTCTTTACTTCTTCTACTCAAGAAGCTAGCTCACAGGGAGAATATGTTTTAGCAGTTTACAATACTGTAGCAACCTATGATAGCGCCTCTATCCAATTTTTTATTGGATATTGTGATGCAAATGGTTCAGGTTCAACTGCCTATAACTCTGCTATTCCAAATCTAAGCCCTTCAAGAACATTATATGGTCAATATAGAAACCTTATTCTTGAAGATGAAAACTCAAGCTTTTTATTTGGATCAGTAACTAGTTCACAATTCTTTGCAGTTTCAGTAGAAAGAGCAAATTATAAACAATCTTTACTCCCAGGATCCTTAAACTTAGTACTTTCAGGATCAGCAGCAAACACTACTTTATACTTAACAGATAATAGTAATGATCTTTCAGTAGTACCTTACATCAATGGTACTAGAGTTTATCAGATCGTTTCAGGCTCAAATGGTACTGCTACAACTACTACTGCTTTAGCAGGTGCTTCTGCAGCTGGTTATACAGTCTCTGGTTCTTATGGTTGGTTTGTTCCTGATATGGGTACAATTTTATTAAACGCAAAAGCTCTTCAATTACCTGTAGCTGCAGGTGGTATTGCTTTAGCTCCTCAAACTGGTAGCTCAAATATTGCAAATGGTCTTAACAATATGATCATGTATAGAGCTATTAGCACAGGTGATAGTTTTGGTCTTAACTCCCAAGAAAATGTAACATCAGATTATGTTTACATAAGACCACAAAACTTTGAATTTAACTACACAACTAACCCTTCGTTTATTAGTGCAAGTACAGGTGAAGTTATTTACTCTACATTCATCAACAACCCACAAACATATATTACAACTGTAGGTTTATACAATGATTCAAACGAGTTGTTAGCTGTAGCTAAATTATCTAGACCTCTAGTTAAAGATTTTACAAAAGAAGCATTAATCCGCGTTAAGCTGAACTTCTAATGAATGAGTGCTTGGAAACAATTTTTAGCTTCTGATTTAATTGTTGCACCATTTCTGGTCAACAAAGGGTTTACTTTTACTACATCAAGTTTTTACACTCAATCCAATGGTGAATATGTTGGTATAGAAAGATTCTTTGGTAAAAATATACCTTGGAATGTTAACTATGGCTCAAATATCACTACAGGTGTTAATCAAGTTGAATATCAAGCTTTAATATATGATTCTGTAAAGCAATTATATTATTCAAACTATCAATTTTCAACTACAGGAGACCCAGCAAATTTAAGAGTTTTAATACCTGGAGCTGGACCTTCAGGTTCAGGAGATACTTTTACTAGTTCAGGAGTATCAGGTTCAGGTCCTTTATACGATAATTTTTTACAAAGTACTTTAACTCCTACTAGATTTTTACCAACAGGTTCTGGAGATACAATTGGTGTTATCTCTATTCCTTCAAAAATATTTGGAGATTATATAGCTCCTAATAGTTTAGTTATTCAATCTGGTAGTTTTATTCTACAAGATGATGGTGAAGGAAACCTTTTGGTTTCTGGTAGTAATGTTAACTATGGTAATGTTATCTATACTCACGGGCTTATAATTTTAACAAACTCGTCTTCATTCTCTGCAGGTGCAGGTGGTTCTGGAGGTTTCTTATATGCCTCGGGAATCTATGCTACTGCATCTTATGGTGCTATATTCTTACCAGGCATTAGTGCGCTGATTACAGGTTCAATTACGTGTTCATTCTCGTCTTCTATGACGATATATGAAACTCAATACAAATGCACTATACAACCTGCAGAATTTAATGCTACATTAAACCCATCAGCTCAAGCTAGTGGTAGTGTGTTTGAATGGACTGGAAGTTATTTCTATGAACCTGGAAATGGTCAACTCTTAGATGCTTTAACTGGTTCTTATTTCGCACCTTACGTTACAACTGTTGGTTTATACGATGAAGCTCAAAATCTAATAGCGGTAGGAAAATTATCTCAACCTGTTCCAACATCGCAAACAACAGATACAACAATTTTAGTAAATTTAGATTTATAACGATATTTATTACGGCATAACACACTTTTAGATCGATGGCTAATACACTAAGTACTTCTGGTATTGTTGATGGACAAATTATTTTTGCCTCACAAGTAAATCAAATGGTTCAGGCCTTTACGGGTACTAGTGATTATGACATTACAGTTAGTGGTAGTTTAGATGTTACTGGATCTCTTAGTCTTGTTGGAACTACAGAAGTTGCTGGAGCAGGTTATAGTACAGTTGTCATAAGTAACTCAACTGGACAACTTCACTACACAACCTCAGGAAATGGTACATCAGGTACTTCAGGTACATCTGGTAGTTCAGGATCAAGTGGAATTAATGGTACCTCAGGTACTTCTGGCTTAGGTAGTTCAGGTACTTCAGGTACGTCAGGTACAGATGGTTCATCAGGTTCATCCGGTTCATCCGGCTCAAGTGGAAGTTCGGGTTCTTCAGGTCTTTCAGGTATAAACGGAACTTCAGGCACATCTGGTTCTTCAGGCTCATCTGGTCTAGGTAGCTCAGGTACTTCAGGTAGTTCTGGTTCTTCAGGCTCCTCTGGTACTTCAGGCAGTTCAGGATCTTCTGGCAGTTCAGGCTCATCTGGTCTATCTGGAATAAATGGTACTTCTGGAACAAGTGGTTCAAATGGTACTTCAGGTACTTCAGGCATTGGTACCTCAGGTAGTTCAGGTTCATCAGGTTCTTCAGGAACTTCTGGTACCGGAACTTCAGGTACTTCTGGTTCTTCAGGCTTATCTGGTATAAATGGTACTTCTGGAACTTCTGGCTCATCAGGTTCATCTGGCTTAGGCACATCAGGTACCTCTGGTAGTTCTGGCTCCTCTGGCTCATCAGGAACTTCAGGTGTAGGTACTTCAGGTACATCTGGCACATCTGGTTTAAGTGGCGTGAATGGGACTTCAGGAACAAGTGGTGTAAGTGGTACTTCAGGAACATCTGGATTAGGTACTAGTGGTACTTCTGGTTCATCAGGAACTTCAGGTGTAGGTACTAGCGGCACTTCGGGTACCTCAGGTTCTTCAGGCCTTTCAGGAAATAATGGTACTTCAGGAACGTCTGGGGTTTCAGGTACTAGTGGCACTTCAGGAAGTAGTGGTACTTCTGGTTTAGGTACTTCAGGCACATCAGGTACTTCAGGTGTTGGTACATCAGGCACTTCAGGTCTTTCAGGTGTAAATGGTACTTCAGGTACATCAGGTACATCAGGTTCAAACGGAACTGGTTTTGGTACTATTACTCTTGTAAGTAATGCTCCTGCCTCTTTTGGATTTGAATCAGCACAAGTACCAGATAATACAGGATACACAGCAGCAGGCTGGATTAGAGTTACTATTGGTGGAAATCCTTACTATGTTCCTGCATGGACGTTATAATATAAAAAATAAATTATGTGGAAATATAATGGTGAAGAAATCACTGACATTGATCAGTTCCCATACGGCACCTTTGGTTTTGTTTATAGGGTCCTCAATAAAAAAACTGGCAAAGCTTATATTGGTAAAAAAGTGCTGTACCACAGCGTAAAGAAAAAACTTACCAAAAAAGAACTAGCAGAAATAGAGGGACAAGGACGCCGTCCTTCATATCGTCTTACAGTAAAAGAATCAGATTGGAAAACCTATTGGGGTTCAAATAAAATTCTCATTGAAGAATTAAAAACCAACTCAGACGACTTTGAACGTTCTATTATTCAACTGGCAAAAGACAAAAAACAACTTACGTATTTTGAAACAAAATATTTGTTTGTTTATTCTGTACTTGAAAAACCAGAAGAATTCTACAACGACAATATTTTAGGAAAATTTTATACTAAAGATTTTGCAGGGTAAAGGGTTTTTCGTACATTAAATGTATGGTAAATCAACTCCTTGTAGCGCTGGTCAATTCTGTCTTAGGACCTGGAAAACCAACTGCTAGAGGAAACCAAGCCCACACCTGTCCATTCTGCCATCACCACAAACCTAAACTAGAGGTAAACTTTAGTGAAGGGAATGGGGATAAAAACCCGTGGCATTGTTGGGTGTGCGGAAAGAAAGGAGTAAAACTTATAACTCTTTTTAAACAAATCGGTGCGTCTGAAGATAAACTAAACGAATTACGTAGTTTAGTAAAATCCTCATACAAAGACGAACAAATTCAAACCCTAGAGGAAGTTAAACTTCCTGAAGAGTTTAAACCCTTATCTGAAATTACCGAAAACGATATTATAGGAAGGCACGCCCTTACTTATCTTAAAAAACGAGGTATTACCAAAGCAGATATTCTTCGATACAATATAGGTTATTGTGAAGGAGGAAAATACGATAAAATGATTATCGTACCCTCATACAACGAATTCGGGAAACTAAACTATTTTGTTGCTCGAAACTTTAACCCAAACTCCCCAGTAAAATACAAGAATCCGCCTATTGGCAAGAATATTGTGCCATTTGAACTGTTTATAAATTGGTCTTCACCGCTTATATTGTGCGAAGGACCATTTGACGCAATCTCTATCAAACGCAATGCGATCCCGCTGTTAGGAAAACATATACAAGCAAACTTGATGAAGCGTATTGTAACTTCTCAAGTAGAAAAAGTGTATATTGCGTTAGATAAAGACGCTCAAAAAGATGCTTTAAAATTTGCTGAACTACTCTTGGCGGAGGGAAAAGAAGTTTATATCGTTGACCTGGATGAAAAAGATCCGAATGAAATGGGGTTTGAACACTTTACAAAACTTATTCAAGAAACATATCCAATTAATACCTTTGACCTAATGTCAAGGAAGATAGAACTATTATGATAGAACAAGGAGCTAAAATCTATAAAAAAAGCGTTACAAGAGTATTAGAAATTGACCAAGACGCAAAGCAGGTAAACTTTTTAGACACACGTTTTTACAAAAAGGGAGAAAAATACTACCCTTCAATCACCTCAGTCTTACAATATTTTCCTAAAAACAAGTTTTTTGAAAATTGGTTGAAAGATGTTGGGCACAACTCCGATATTATTGTTAGAAAAGCAGCAAATGAAGGTACTCAAGTACACGAAGCGATTGAAGATTACCTACTTGGTAAAGAACTTACCTGGTTAAACGAGTACGGCGAAGCAAAATACTCAATGGATGTTTGGAAAAATATCCTTAAATTTGATGAGTTTTGGAAGCAAGTTAAACCTACCCTTATCGAAAGTGAAATTCACTTATTCTCAGATGAAGCTGAAATTGCAGGAACGTGTGATTTGGTTCTAGAGATAAATGACGAGATTTGGATTTTGGATATCAAAACCTCAAACAGCCTCCACACTAGCCAAGACCTTCAAATTGCAGCTTACGCTAAAATGTGGAACGAAT